ACGAACCATCCATCTTCATCAGATGTCTTGAAGACGATAGCCTCGCGGCTACCGTCATCAGAATAAAAGTTGTGGTGATCATCCCTCACTTGCTAATCTCGCAAAGTATGACATGGTATCGTCGTCATCACTGGCTGGTACAGACTCAGCAGTGACTGGTTCCATTGGAGCAGGAGCTGGCTCATTCATTTGAGCTTCCTGTCTCATTGTAGGAGCACCTGAACTTACTGCTTCTTCTCCAAGAACTCGGCTGAGTTTGGTTTTAAGCTCATCGTATGTTTTGTAGTTCTTTGGATCGGAGAACTCACTGAGATCATGTAGTTGGTTATAGACTGCTTCCAACTTGGCTTCGTCTCCATCATAGAGACCAGTTGAGCTTGAAAACTCTGACTTATCATAATTACGGTATCCTTCAACATTACGAATTTTTAGTTTAAAGTCAGCACCTTCCCAGAAGTCAAAAGGATTAACCGGACTTTCATCAGCAAACTCTGGCTGCATAGAATCCATGATTTTGTCAAAGATCTTCTTACCAAACTTGTAAAGCATTACTTTACCTTCGTTAGATGGATTTGAAGGATCTTGTACAATAAGCACATTGACTACATAATGGAGTCTACGTTTTTGATCACGGGCTCGGTCTTTGTCTGATTCGATACCAGAGTTCCAAAGGCGTGAGTTAAGTTCCCCGACTGGATCAGGTTGACCAATAGAAGTAAGGCTGTTTTCGATATACCAAAGACCGGTTGGTCCTTTGAAACCGTGGTCCCAGTAACGAACCCATGGGAGGTCCTGACCTTCGGCTGATGGGAGGAATCGGAGGACGGCATAACCATTACCTGCTTTATCTACTGTGGGTTTCCAGATACGTTCATCGGAGTAGTTTTTCTTTTCACCACCACCGGCAGTTTCTGCGGCTTGAACGAGTTTGGAGATTTGATCGCGGTTGCGTTTTAAATTTGCAAAAGACATATTTGTATTTTCCTTGTATAGCTGAAATATGATTTTATATTATACAACGTTCATGCGTCGTTGTACACAATTATATATACTCATCATTCGAAAAAGGCCGAATCAAGAGTATTTTGTTTTGGCAAGAAATTAAGCTGCATTGCCTCAGCTTCAAGTTTGTCCTTAATAATAGGTGAGACAAACTTTTTCATATCTTCTGGTTCTAGCTGGTTCTTCTCACAAAGATATAGAATAGCATCCAGATAACTTAATTTTAGCTCATTCACTGCATCTTCAACGAGCTTAGTAAACTTAGACTTAGTTAGAAATTCTTGTTCAATTGTCATTTCAATACCCTCAACAATATAGTATCTTCATTGATTCGACCATTAGGAGTGGTCGGTTTAGTAGTAATTTGTTTGACCAAAGTCTCAAATTGCTTTGGTGTTGAGCTGAGTGCAGATGGCAATATATCCATAGGCTTTCTCAGCGTCCATGCACGAGACTCACTGTTTATGTTCTTAATAGTAGTACCACTAATCACAAAACCATCGGTTGACTCTGTTTTGTATTCAATCAACTTACGAGTCTTTGTATTAAAACAGAGGAGATGAGTCTTACCAATAATCTGCGCTGGATTGATAGAAACAATCTTAAAGTCATTATCTTCTTTTTTGTACTTGACTTTTGAGACTTGCTTTTCCATTGACGGAGCTTTTGCAACTTTGGCTTTGCGAGTTGCTTTCGCTGCAGATTTAATTCGATCTAGATCTTCAAGCATTGCTTGACATTCTTTAATGCGGCGGTTGAGTTCTGGTCGCTTAAGATGCGAATAGCCTTCTACTGCTTGTTCACAACGCTTATGATATGCGTCTTCATAATCAAGCAACCAGCCCTCAACCACCTGACGGACGGGAAGAGCAGCGCTGCCACTCAACCCATGCTTACGAAACAAATCGTAAACATTGATAGAAGCTTTTTCACCTTCAAGCCACTCATCTTCAAGATTGAGGAGATCTTGCATGATGGTGTTTGAAATTTTAGCCTGCAGACGTTGTTGAGGAGAGAGTGTAACAACATTCGATGTTACTTTCGCCTGCATAGCTTTTTCATGATGTAATGTCTTACCCATATCAATGAGCTCAGACAGCTTCTTCACCAGAGATTGTTTCCAATACTCTGATCTCTCCGTGACTTCCTGCTGAGTGTTATACCAAAAAGCAGTAGCCGCATAATGTGAAAATTGAAATTTATAGTCCGGACAGGCCAAGATATATTTGGCATCTGTCTTACTGAAGTTGTTTTTTGTAAAAGTTTTGGTTTGTGAAATAAGATCTTTACGGTCAATTTCCATATGGAAATAGTCTTTGACTGCGTCAAAGCCTTTGTCGACCGGAGCTCCAAGTACACCAGTACGGGCACGAGCTCTAATAGTTTTCTTTTTGGTTCTCTTTGGTATAGCCATAATATTGCTCCTCAACAATCAAAAATAATATGATGGGCCTTTCTTATGAGGGCGCTCCACTTCCCACCTGCGTCTTTATTTTATAGTCGTTACAGGCTTAACCGCGTTCATCGCTCGACTGTTCCCTTTATTGTTAGATATATTCTATCACGTTTTACTGTGTTTGTAAACAAAATAATGAGCAGATTCTAAATTAATTTGCTTAGCTTAGAGAAGAAAGGAGATCCTCTAAGCTAAGCTTATTGAGCAGAGCCGAGAAATATAGTATCGGTTGCGATTACCAGAGTTTCCACCACGCCTTTTTTGCAGTAGACGGAAACTTATTTGTATCGATTCGTTCAGGTTGATAGTTTTGAGTCAGATAGTAGTCAAGACAGTACTGTGCTAGAATACTCTCGGTGTTAGACCCGTCTGCCATTCCTTTGAGCAAGATCAGATCTGACTCGGTAAGTTCTTTACCATAGTTATCTACTAACTGGCGAGCAGCGTCTTCCATCTCCATATCAAACTGAAGAGCGTCAATATTAATATCTTCAAAAATATCTTTACCCATCATAACTAAAAAAATCCATTATTGCCATAAAAATTAAAATGATTCCAGTAATGATCATCATGAGATTACCATTAGCAACTATTAGATTAACGACACCAAGAATTGCTGGTCCGTACTTATATAAGACATGTTTTTTCATTCGTACTCTCCATGATTCCAACCATAAAAGATATGATCACCAATCGTTGCTTTTACTGTTTTCACTTCAGCCCATCCCGGTGTGACATAGTCGGCATGGTACCATAGTGAACCATCAACTAGATCGTCGGTCTTTCCAAAGTATGCACCAAAGGCTGCAAGTCGCGCCATGTCCCAGGCTTCATTATCACCATCAGGAATCTTATCAGATTTACCATCACAATACCAAGAGAACTGGCAGCGATCACGTACCGGTATTCTAATCTCAGGATCTTTCCAAGATGGTCGAGTCGGACCTTGAAAGACAACATCACAGACAGTATCAGGATAATATTCTGATTCAACTCTGTTCATGACAACCTGACTGACCGCGATCATGCCATTCATATCTTGGTTTCTAGCTTCCCAATATGCATTAAGAGCTAGACAAACCAAAGCTTCGCTTAGCATAACCAGTTTGGACTCGACTCGTCAATGTAGGCACGGATTTCAACCGGCGTGGGTTGTGACCCAGTTGTTTTATGCCAGAAGACTGGACCATTTTTTTCTGTTTCGATCATCCAATCCCACGTCTCTACCGAGACAAATGGACTCTTATCACATTGAATTCTCCACTTCTTATAGAGCATTTCAAATCGTGGATAGGCATTATTAACCATTAACTTCTCCTCATTTGTGCGTATATTTTTGGATCAGTTCCTTTACCAACGGGAACTGTGTTTGACTTGTGCATCGTAGCGAGTCCGACGATATAGTCTCCAGAGTATTCCTGTGCGTTACGCTTTCCTTGGATGGGTGTAACGACGTCCGACGTCGGGATGCTGAACGATGTGCTTGCATAGTCCGGAATACTCGAGCCATTATTCTTCTCCTTAGTTTTCAACTGATCAGGATGGACACCACGTTTACGAAGCCATTTGTTATGTTCTTCGAGCGCTTTGTCTTGACCCGGTTCTTTATTACGCCGGCGTTTCCTAGTATTTATACTGCTCATTCCGCGCACTAGATGCATCGTCATGTTTAGTTCCACCCTTCACTTGACTCATAAGAAGCCTGTGCACGTGCACGATCGCCATAGTACTCATCAACATACTTTTCAGAGTCTGTATAAGCATTGATGTTGTGAGTGTCGATACCTTGCTCGTCTTTAGGAGTCTCGGTATAATCACGAAGGCGACCAATACGTGTTTGCTTGGCCTGAAACTTGTCAGCAGCTTTTTTGATAGCAGCTAGACGTTGTGTTGTAGACATATTCTTGGTAATAATAACTGACATTTGGAACTCCTCTTTTCCTCATTTTGTATATACATTCTACCATACTTTTAACTGATTGTAAACAAAAAAGTGAGCAGAAATATTCAATCAAATCAATAACTTGTCATTTTTTTTAATTTTAATTCAACTTCCTTGATATGTTTACACTTACGATAGGCAATACAAGTACAATCAAAACCGTAGTCAACCATCTCTACGTAGTATTGATCGCCCTTTGAACCAGTTACTGGCCACTTGACTCCGACAAATGGATGGTTCTTTGTTTCTATGAATTCTGACTTATGCGCCATGATTTAACTGCTCCTTGTACCATTGATGGATAGTTACCTAGAAAGGTACCAGCTTTGAGATCAGACTTTGAAATATATCGCTTATGTCTATGGTCTACATCATCCCAGTTATCAAGTAGATACTGAGCTAATTCGTCAAACTCAGCGTCAGAGATCAATGGATCATCCTCTACATAATAGGCATATGCACACATCAGATATTTCGCAATAGGATTCTTCACTTAACCCCAATCCTTCTTATCACCTGTTTCTTCGTTGTATTCATAACCTGCATTATAAGCTTCGATCTCATCATTAGACATCAATTCTTCTGGAATATGATTTGACTTATTAGTGCCACCTTCAAAATAATGAGGCCTACGTGGACGGTGGTAATAGCTATCTGCAGAACCACGATCATATGCACCACCATGACGTGTGTCATACCGTTTAGTGCCTTCAACATTCATACCGTATTCATTAGTCATAGGTTACTCCTCTACCAGATCAACAAAATTGGAAGTGCAGCCATAGCCAACATAAAAGTGATACCACCAAAGATCAATTCGAACTTAGTCATTATACACGTACCTCATATCCAAGATTATTAAGAACCCAATCGTTGCCAAGATCTTTAGCAAAAGCGATAACAACACCTTCACGTGGATGTGTATCCATACAATCAATGAAGCTTTTAAGCGAACCCATGTGACCTTTATTGAAACGACTCTTTACTTCAAGAACATCGTTACGATCTTCGGCATACATTTCAGCCATATCATGGTCAACACCAACAAACTCAACATGGCTGTTCCAAAGATTCTTTTCAAGCTTTGTAAGATTTTCTAAAAACATTTTGGACTCCTCTTTTCCTCATTTTGTATATACATTATAACATGTATCGAAACCATTGTAAACAAAAAAGTGAGCAGAAAAATCTAATGAAATCAATCACTTGTCATTTTCTGCTCACTTTTTTTATTTTTTTTTTTTAGAATCGAGAGAGGAAACGTCCTATATGATGCACCCATGGAAGTAACATAATTGCCATCATAAGATTCATACCAGTATGGGCCATTGCTATTCGCAGCGTATCACCTTTTGGATAACCATCAGAGACTAAAAAACCGGCTAACCATATGGTGCCGGTAGTTCCTATATTGGCTCCAAGTACCGCTGCTATTGCGGCTGGTAATGGAACTGCTCCGGATGCAACAAGTGCAATAATTGCTGTTGTTGATAATGAACTTGATTGCCATAAGAGTGTCATGACAATACCACCAATAAACATATAGATCACATTACCTGTGAACCATGATAGATGTTCCATATTCCCCATTGATTTCATTCCACCAGAGAACGTCTTGAGACCGATGTAGAATATAATCAATCCTACAATAGCTGTAATTACGGGATTACCTAAATCCATTTTTTTTACCTTTTTCCAGAGCTTATCCATTAGCTTCCTCTACGTTTAAAAATATATCTATAAGATATTGTGCTCTCGTAATGTTACAGTTTTGTTAAACATTTTTGTTTCATTCGCTCATTTTTTTGTGTACTTTTCCGCCAGATATGGTATAATTAATAGAGTTTAGCTAATGAGGGAAGGTATACTATGATTACATTTGATATTTTGCACGCCGATAGTTGTAAGATTAATTTACTCGAAGAAGCTTTTCTGTTCGGACTCAAAGAGCTTATGCCTCGAAAGAAGAACCTTGATGTAACTATTACATTGTGTGATACCGGTGATTCTGCTTGTGGTTGGCATATATGTACAGATAAGAACGTTCATGAGATAGAGATTAATCCAGATCTTAATACCGAAGATATGTTAACTTGTCTTTGGCATGAAATGGTGCATGTAAGGCAGGCAGAGCGTGGGATAGAGGATAGCGATGAGATACCGTACTATGAAAAACCAACTGAGATTGAAGCATATAAATTACAAGAGGAGCTATTAGAAAAATGGAACAAATAACACGAGAAGAACTTTATAAGAAAGAAATACGTGAAATGCAACGAGAGATTAATTATCTTCGTAAAAGAGTTGTTGCACTGAATGACGAGCTCGATGAGTTTAAGCAACACACTACATCTGCCATTACGTATCTCAACGATCAGGCTTCTGATATTTGATCAAAGTTAACTTCTGCTTCTTTGGTAGTTTTCTTTGAATAAACAATTGCTTCTATATTGTCCGGTGCTTTAATCTTAAATGCATTATGGAAGTAGTGTAATTTGAACTTTGTATTTGGAAACTCTTTGAAGAGGTTTTCCCAGATTGGTCTCCAGTTAGATGACAAACGTTGGTTGTTCATAAGACCACGATCAGACTGTAATACAAGATCTGTAAATGAATTCATGTTGAAATCAAAGATAGAATCAAAGCCATACATGTGAACTTCATCAGCCTTGAGTCTGTTACATGCATAGTGAGTAGCCATATGACCGCAGTTCCAGTTAGTATATCCCAGGCCCATATCCTCACCCTTTTTTCTGTCCCAGGTGTATCGAGGAAGATCTGTATAGAATTCACGGATCTGTGAAGCTTTTGCCATATGAAAGGTTGGTCTATCCTCCATCCATTTCTTTGGTCTAAAACCTAGAACCCAGTTACCTGCAATATGTAAACCGGTTTGATCTCCTTTAAATCCACGAGTCAGAGCATCCATCATCTTAAAGTCGACCATTACCGTAGCCCACTTATCAGGTACTTCAAATGGAATTTGATTGCAACACAACTTAAGTCCTGCTCTCTTATGTCTTTCATAAAGACTTGCAGAGTCTCCATTTCCTATTACGTGTACTACTCTAGCCATTCATCATACTCCTAATGCGATCTTTTCCTTTTTGGCCGGTCCAATGAATAACTCTAGCATTTGTTGCAGGTTGATTGTCGTTTTCAATCTGTAGTCTGAGCCAGTTATATTCGTTTGGCAATGCATTTATATATGTCATTTGTGTAATAGGATTGAGGTTCTCGGTAAGAGTCTCTTGATCTCCTACACTTGGGTTCTCTTTTACCCAATTAGCCCACATGCCAAGAATCAAAGGCTTGTCAATAATACCTACAACACCTGAATTAAATTGTACTCCACCACGACGTTTTGCCCATGGTAGATCCTCAACCATATTTAATTTATTTGGAAGGAGTAAATCAAAGATGCCAGAGATATCAGATTTGATTTGGCAATCACTATCGATCCAGACTGTTTTTGTTGCAGGTGCATGGACTAGTGCTTTTGGCTTTTTAAACCAGCCTTTTTCTTCCACCTTTGTCATGTCTATAATTGCATGCACATGTGGCGCAATTGCATCTCGATCAATGACACCAAAGTCTGCAAAGATTAATGGAGTATTATTGTGCTTCTTGTAATTCTCAAAGAACCAAGGAAGCATCCATTCTGTATTTAAATCAGCCCCTGTTAAGAAGGCTTTATCATATAACTTGGTATTTTTCATTGTATTGATGTTTCGCATAACAACCCAGTTTTCTTTGGATTGTGGTAAATGTTTCATGTACTTCAACTGGCCAAGGATAGACTTCACTAATCATACCTGGGAACCTTTGATTATGTATATAGAGATCAGTAGGTCCTGCTTCAAATGGCACTCTTACAATTAATTCATTTGCTCCAGTCGGAGTTATTTTGTATGCATGTGCTCCCGGTAAATATTCTTTTGAAAACATTTTTGACTCGCCAACAAAGTTTGGAATCTCATATTTTCCATATGATGGCTTACCAAAATTAACAATATGGCCTCGAGTAACTAACGGGATCTTGTCCACTACAACTGCGTCATGTTCAAAGATAAGGAAAGGTATATTTGCTTTCATGCACTCTTGCCATAGAGTATAGTGCGAAGAGAAGGCACACATACAGTTCTCAAGTCGTGAATATTCTTCATGGAAAAACTGATCAGGAATCGAACGTTCTCTAAACCATTCATGAATGTCAAGAGTTTCTGGTGTATTGGCCCAATGGTGTTCTACAGTAATACCAAACCGAGCAGCTGATTTGATACATAGCTTTGCAGCTTCAACAGACTCTTTATTGTCTTTAATCGTAATAACAAAGGATTTCATGATGATGTAGTACTTCCTAGCCCTTGTACATATGTATAATAGTTTTTAGTCTGGCCAAGCTTTGGTACTAATTGCCTGCACATCAGAGCATCATTTGGCCATGCGCCATACCGTGAAGTCAGAGACACCATTTCTCGTGCACCTCGTGGATTAATGTAATAGGAACTATTGCCGGCGATTCCCTGAGGGATCATCTGTTGATCAATGACAGGAGCACGTACAATATCTCCTTCAGATTCTTGTACCACACGATCATAGACTGCAGCAAGCCTTGTAGCATTACGTGGATCATTCAAACCAATAATATCGTAGTAAGATTGTGCAAAATCTTCGATTGGTAATGGTGTAGCATTAAAGTAAATGGCGTCGTGTTCATGTATAATGATTGGCTCATCATACTTAATACATCTTTGCCATAGAAGATAGTGAGAAAGGAAACATGCAATCCTTTTATTTGCTACCTTTGTCGGATATGCTTTTTTGATAAGGCCTGACGCAATATCGTGGTGTTCTCCATTCCACGGATAATTCCAATGAACTCTATGCTTTTCCATAAGCCTCTTGACTTGAGTTGGTTTAATTGCATCAAACTCAATAAGCTTTACATTGGTTGGTAGAGAATCTTCTAGCTTATAGACGGCACGATTAGAGATCTCATCATTAAACATTCGTATTACGTATGCATTGATCATAGGATACCTTTATCATGTAGTTCTTGCCAGTTTTCCATCTTTTCTCGCTTTGGTCCTTGTGGCGTAATCTTTGTTCTTACATGAATAAAACCAGCCTTTTCGGGATTTGGTAAGAAAGAACATTGACACCACTTACGATCAAGATACATTTTAGGATTATGCCTGTAATTCGATAGCATTGCAAGAGTGTGCATAATGCCTTCATCCTCGAATTGATATAACTTATTATACGGATTCATCCACGATTCATCACCACCGAAGTGTCTACGTAGTTTTTGTCTCATTGGTCTATCCATCTTATAGATGGCACCACCCCAGTATGCAGCTTTGAGACTCGCAAACATTGGATTAGTGGCGGCTATCTTTCGATGGAGCATGCTCTGTGTATCTGCATAGAGACCTACACCTTGAAGATCAAACACATTTTCTTTCATACCAATAGGAGCAAACATGTCAATATCAAGCATGAGAACCTGATTGTATTTATCATATCTTTCATCTAACATGTATACCTTTTGGCATGGAGAAGTCAGATGAGAACGAAATGGTTTACCTGTAACTAACTCGTAGTCAGCACCAACCATCTTAGCATATGCTTCAATATTGGTCTTTGATAGCTCGTCGAGTGGCCTCAGTTTACCATCGAAGTGTTGTAATATAATATTAGTCACGCTGTATCACCGTAAATCCAACGTTTTCTTTACTTCTTGTCACAACGGTCCAACCATTCTCTGCAGCCCAATTTGCGAGACACCAGTATAATTGATCGTCTGGTAGATGAGTATCATGTGCAGCAATATACTTCTTGGCGTACTGCCCGTGCCGTTCTAATTCTTTCTCCATATGAAAGGCTTTATGGTAAGAATCAATTACTAGAATGTCAGTTGAATAGCCAAGAGAGTCAATACCGGTTGAATCAACTTCTCTTATTTTCAGAATCTTTTTATTATCTTTAGCATATTGTTCTGCAATTGGCTGAAGGAATTTCTTATATCGATGCATGTCAATATCAACACCTTCTACGTATTTAATCGTAGGTTGAAGAAGAGCATTTGCTAGTGTACCGCCTTGGTGTACACCTAATTCTTTATAGGAATTACAGTCTTGAACCAATTCATTAATAGTATCATGCATTGCACAATAGTCGTTTCCATGAGCAGCTTCTTGTTGAGATCGAATTGATTCATAAAATTCTTCAAGTGTAGTCACATGACTGAGTTCAGCATTAATCATTCTTCTTCTCCAAAAATTTCAATACCCAATTAAGTTCTTCTGCTATTCTATTGTACCATTGAGCATCATACGCATCACTGCATTTATTTGATTCATCTAACAGTTGACCCATTCTTACCTTAATATACTGTGCTGGATCAGCCGGTTTATCTCTACGCATTAATATTTGCCAATTGATCTAAAAGGCTATTACTTTCTCGAGGTGGATCATTAGGCCATTCTTTATGTAGTGGAAGATTCCATTCAGCGATTGGCTTATTTGTTATCCTCCAAAGAACATCAGTAGGCCAATCATCGGCAGTACGAAACATGATGTGGACTAACTTAGCATTTTCAGGCCTGTTATCACCAATCTTTGCATTCGGATGAGAACCTACTTTATGCATATAGCAATTCCATTCGTTTGGTAACCGCTTTAAATTAAATCCCGGTAAATGGATAAACGCTGAGAAATAGTCTTGAAACAATTTGTAGAATTTAGGAAAGCCATTCATCCGATCAACATACTCTTGGAATGTTGGCCATTCAGACTTCATCTTTGCCAGACCAGCTTTTGAGATAACAACAACTCCAGTATTGAATACTTCAGGCCTCTGCTTTTCATCTACTGGATATTCTACACCCCAATGTTTCTTACAGACCTCAGCCCATTCTTTATCGATCTTACTATTGATGCCACCAGAATTATATATCGTTCTGAAGTACGGCTGCTTTGGCTCTGTACAGATACCAGCATCTTCACCGTCTAACAAATCAAAGATATTATCTGACAAGCCTTCGGTAGGAAAAACATCAACATCGCATAGCATCACATTGTCGTATTCATCGAATGAATCATCGACTAATGGATTGGCTGGCTCATAATAGATTGGAACATTCACTACTTGACCGGCAATGGTTGTATTAAAATCAAATTTGTATTCAGCACCAATCCGATCAGCGTACTCTTTCATAAGCTTGCAGCTGTATTCCACACCCGGCTTCATATCGCCTTTCCAGTATTGGTAAATTATATTTTTCATTCTTTATTCTCCAGAAATTTTTCCACTGTTGCCAGTGATGAGTTGATTGCCTGATGCATATCAACGTATACGTACATTCCACATCTGCCTATAAATGTCACATTTTTATTAGCTATGTTCTTATAGTTATTATATATGATTCTATTACTACCATCAATATCTTTGACTGGATAGTACCGCTCATAGTCGTTATCTTTATAGTCACATGGCTCTTCGTACGTTACAGAAGTCATTGTATCGTTAACACCATGTGCTGGCATATTCTTCCACTCTGTCATTCGAGTGTATGGCCCATCGTGTGTAAAGTTAACTACCGC